ACAGCACTAACTGTAGGCTCAATTTCTACATCCCATTAAACACCACGGAACTTAACAGTCTTCATTTTTTCATTGATAATTTCGGCATTCATAAAACGATAGTCGTTTTTAAAATCGCCGTCTTTGTTTTCAAAATGCAAGCCTGTTGGGATTGTCTCGCCATTGCGGTCTGCGGTAGTAATAGAAATTTTAGCATTTTCTTTATACTCGGCACCATCTAACAAATATTTTAATTTGTTTAGTTGTGGCATACCAAACACACCAATCATGTCTGGATATGGAGCAGCAGTTTCTGCCTCCATAATAACTGAGCGGTCATCAGCCATTGAGTTAATGGTTGTGCCTTTATCTGTGCCTGTTACCTTAACAGTGGTTAAAAAGCCTAGGTTTTGTGTGTGCGATACGATATCTTGTAAAATGTCTTTCATTGAAAGTCTCCTGTATATTAAGATTATATTTAGATCTGTGTGAAAAAGCAACCGCTAAATCACTCAAAATCAAACAATTTTGCGAATGTGTTATCACTGCGAGTTGAACTGATGTCCCATTCCAAAACACCAATCAAGTTTTCTAGCTTTTCATCGATGACTGCATTTTCCATTTCAGCATCGTTGAAGGGTAAGTCTTTGAACCATTGAGGCAATCTCAGTTCATCTACGGGGTATGCAACAGACGTATAGCCCATTGGATTATCTTTGACCTTACAGACAATTACTTTCTGTCCGTCTGTAATGTTCATAGAATATTTGTCATCCATCATACGCTTTAGGGTGTTCCAGTTAAGACTTGCTCGAACATGCCCGGGCATATTAGTCTTACCTGCTTTCTTTTCTTTAGCAGCATACTCTGTAATGTTGTTAGCTCGTTTAGGCGAACCTTTCTCCCAACCTGGTCTAACCTTAAACTCGGTGCGGAATGCAGTAATGTATTCTAAGACTTCTTCCTTAGTGCCGTTATTTAGAACTTTAGTCAGCACCTCACTTAAAAAGTCTTGAATAATAACTGGAGTATCACTACGCTTTAAATCCAGGCCCATGGCTTTAATCTTTCCAGGCTTGCCGTCTATGTCTGCTCGTTTACCTTCTTTGTCGTAATACATTACAGCATAACGTTTCTTAGTAATAAACAACCCACGACTTGCAACAATCTCACGACCTGCCTTAATAACTTCACCACGGCTTTTTGGACAGTGGAACGCATCTTGCATAAACTTAGGGAATGTGTTATTAACTTCGCTACCTATTGTATCATAGAGCTCTACAACACTTTCTTTAGTCCAAGGCAAAGATCCTCTATCTATTTCTTTCTTAAGTGTAGTATATGCAGAGAAATAACAAGAATCTGTATCGCCATAGATAATTGCTTTACGTGTGTGATTATTTTCGCCGGTGATAATCTCGTTTACCTTACCAGCCATGTGCTTGGCAATGGCACGGCCAGTGAGCGTGGTGGACTGACCAATACGATTATCAAAGAAACGACAACCAGGATTAAGAATAGCACCATAGAGACTGTTGAGGTTAATCTTTTTAACAAGCTGACGTTTGTCCCAGTATTCTTCTTCAATTTTATTTCCTGCCTTTATACATTCTTTAAGTTTAGCCTGCATTTCCTTACGCTCGGCATACCAGCGTTTTAATAGTCCGGGAATGATACCTTCCTTCTCATAGGTAAAGATAGTGCCATTAGCACTAACCATCCACGGCTGATTACTTTCAAAAATTAAATCATAGGCCTGAGCAGCACTTAGCGTATCTACTCCACCGTCTTCCCAGTCAATGGTAATTTCACGCCCAACATTTCGTTCTATTACGGCTGCATATTCTAATGAACCAAAGACGCCTTCCCATGCTGATGCAAACGATTTACCTTTTGCTATCTCAGAAGCAATGTAGTCTTTAGTGCCATCTTGACGCAACTGTCCAACAATAGTCTCCGGGCCCATGTTCAATGCACGAATTGCTGACGGATACAAACTATTAATATCTAAAGAGCCAATCCACTCGTGAATGCCTTTCTTGGGATAAGCAACATAAGCACCAGCGGCTTGATTACTAAAACCTTCTTCTCGAGATACTCTATTAGGAACAATCATCCCACGCTTGTGAGCTTCATTGATAATGGCCTGTTCAGTAACAGCCACCGCACCCATTGTAGTTTGTAGTAATACTGTACATTCATGTGCTAGTGTGTTGGCAAGATCTAGGAACTTGAGTTTCTTATCTAACTTTTCTAACAGCATACAATCTTGTCTGTTGTATTCAATGAATCTACGGAAGTCATTGTTATACAATTGATCAAGTGTGCCTTCGTAGACAGTTTTATTCTCACCAATCTCCATTTCGCCTATAGCATCTAGTCGATAGGTATGACGTTCTTCATAGGTATACTTACGATACAGTTCAAGACTGTCTAAGTGTACACGACCAATAAGATCGTATGTAACAGCAGCCTTGCCATACTTCTCATACTCTCGTTTTTTAGGGAATTGATTCCACAAGCAGAATCTGCGTGTATCTTCTTTACTAAGAACTTTAGTAACGCGGTTAACGGTATAGGGAATATCAAAGCCTTCGCTATTCCAACCACTCAGCACATCGGCATCTTGAATTAGATCTAAGAACGTATCTAACATATCTGCTTCATTATCAAACAGCATAGTGTTAGGAAATTCTTCAACCTGTTTTTGTGCTTCTTCCATCGATAGCGTCTTGGGCGGGATTGCTAAACAGACCATAGTCTGCATCCATTGTAGGTAGACAGCAATAGCAGTGATTGGCATAAACGCATCTTCAGGTGATGCATAGCCACGTTCTGGATCAAAGTCTACCTCAATGTCGAACCATGCTACATTTAGCTTAGGTGCATCAACATTAAGATAGTTGTCTTCTAGACAACGGTAAATGGGATTGATATCGCTTTCAAACAATTTTTTGTTTGAATGAATTGCAAGTTCTTTGCGATGTTCTTTGACGTTCTTGGAACTTACTCTTGAAAGAGGTTGTCCAAAAATACTTGTAAATTTTCCTTTGGGATCTGGAAAATAAAATATATGTCTAGCAGGATATTCTTTGTAATGTCTATTACCTTTGTCATCACGTTCAACGACGTGAATCATATCCTGCTCTCTATTATAGAAAGCGTCTACATAACTCAAATTTTTCTCCTATGCAATTTAGGGCTTGCAAATACCAATATAACCACTTGTGGCTGGTTCAACCATCTTCATAATATTTATTTAATTAATTATCATTCTTACTAGACCAACGGTATCTATTGTGGTTAACAGAATATAGTTAGCGAGCATGCCAAAAGATTTCCTAGTCCAACTAGCCCAAGCATACATAGCACAGCCAAGAATCCATACGGGATAAAGAGCCAATAGCGGAGGAGTGGGGACCGTAAGCGCCATAGTAATGGAGCAGCCAATACTAATAGCCCAAGCAAGAAGCTCAACAATAAAGCGAATTCTATTAGACTTAAAGTCATCCTTAATCCATTGTATTGTTGGCGCAAAAATTGTGTCGATCATTCAGGCAGACGTTTTGTAACGCCAAGAATCATTTCGATGTCGTTCCATTCTTGTTCGTGATCTTTCCAGTTGTCTTTGTGTGCAATGGAGATTGCTTTGTTGATAACACTGGGTTTGATTTGTAGTTCTTCTGCAACAGCCTTAACAGTTTCTTTAAGACCTTCTTTGAGATCCTCTACTTCACGCAATACATTTCCGCCTTCGTTGATAAGACGCTCAAGTTTGGCTTTTTCTTCGGGACCGTACATTCTGGTTGACATAATTTTCTCCTATATAGCTATTATATAGTCAAAGAAAAAGCCGGTCAACTAAATTGCCGGCTTTTGAGTGTAATTGGTTAAATTACTTTTGGTCTTCGCTTAGTACATCGTACATTTCGAATACACCACCCATACGCTCATATACCATACCTGCATATACGTCTGCCTTTAGGCCTTCACCAATTTTTTGTTTTGCAACACGTTGTGCCCATGCAAACAATTCTTGATCAACAGCATCAATTTGTTGTTGGCCGCCACTCTCTTGAACAAGTTTAATCATGTCTTTGAATGATAGAATGTTTTCAATAGACTCTT